GAGGACAACAGGTTCTCTATTGTTCTGGCATGTCGGCAGTCAGGAAAATCCATTAGCAGTGTTGTATACCTTCTCTGGTATGCATTATTTCATCCCGATAAGACTATTGCTATTCTAGCAAACAAGGGTGCCACGGCACGGGAGATGTTGGCTCGTGTTACTCTGGCCCTAGAAAATCTACCATTCTTCCTTCAGGCAGGGTGTAAAACTTTAAATAAAGGTTCCCTGGAGTTCAGTAATAATTCTCGTATCATTGCTACTGCCACATCAGGGTCATCTATTCGTGGTATGTCTATTTCACTTTTGTTCTTGGATGAGTTTGCATTCGTAGAGAATGATGGGGAATTTTATACCTCCACTTATCCTGTAATATCATCTGGTAAAACTACTAGGGTAATCATAACATCTACAGCAAATGGCCTAGGAAATGTATATCACAAACTATGGGAAGGTGCAACTACGGGTACTAACTCGTATAAACCATTTAGAGTCGATTGGCACGATGTCCCAGGAAGGGACGCAGTATGGAAAGAAGAGACTATCGCCAATACGTCAGCCCTTCAATTCGAACAGGAATTTGGCAATCGATTTATTGGTGTAAGTAAAACACTGGTATCTGCGGATTGTCTATTGCAATTGAGAGCATCTGATCCAATCTATAGTAATGAGGGTGCCCGTGTATATCATGAACCAGAGAAGGATCGTAATTATATAATGTTAGTGGATGTAGCACAGGGTCGTGGACAGGATTATTCTACATTTAATATACTTGATGTAACAGAAGACACATTCGAGCAAGTAGCAGTATACCAGAATAATATAATATCTCCATTACTATTCCCAGAGGTTATAAAGAAATATGCTGCTCTATATAATATGTGCACAGTGGTTGTAGAGTCAAATGATCAGGGTGCCATGGTAGGTAATGAACTTTACTATGGAATGGAATATGAAAATACATTTATTCAATCATATGTAAAGATAAATGATGTGGGTATCAGGATGACTCGTAAGGTAAAGAGAATTGGGTGCTCAAATATAAAGGATATTATTGAGCAAGGAACACTGAAAATAAATGATGCAGATACCATACATGAATTAACTACCTTTGTATCTAGGGGGTCATCATATGAAGCAGGTCTTGGTGCTCACGATGATTTGGTGATGAATCTAGTAATGTTTGGTTATTTTGTTACTCTTTCATACTTTAATGAAATATATGATAAGGATATGAGATCATTAATATATGAGGACCAGATTAAAGAAATAGAACATGATATGATACCATTTGGTTTTATTGATGATGGTGTTAGTGATGAATTCGACCAGGAACGTGATGGGTGGAATTTACTTTAGAGAATCACTATATTATAAATATTGATAATTGAGGTAACTATCGTATAATGATATCATATAAATTTAAATAACCTTGAGGATAAAACATGGGATTTCAAGTTTCGCCTGGAGTACAGGTAAAAGAAATAGATTTAACAAACGTAATCCCTGCGGTATCAACATCAATTGGAGCGATTGCTGGAACATTCCAGTGGGGTCCGGTTGAAGAAATTGTTACGGTAGGGTCCGAAAAGGCATTAGTTTCCACGTTTGGAGAACCAGATGCCAACACATTTAATTATTTTATGCCAGCTGCTTCTTTCTTGAAGTATGGGCAATCACTTAGAGTTGTTCGTGCAGAAACGGGCAATCTCAATTCTTCGTCAGATGGCACAGGTTTTCTTATTAAGAATGATGACCATTATGACTCTCTTACAATCGCATCTGCTAAGAAATGGTTAGCTAGATTTCCTGGAGTTCTCGGAAACTCTTTGGCTGTTGCCATGGTCGGTGCAAACTCTACAGCATGGGGAGCATGGAATGCCAGTTGGAAAACAGAATTTGATTCTATTCCTGGTACTTCTGATTTCGCCACATCTGTAGGTGGTTCTAATGACGAAATGCATATTGTTGTGTATGATGAAGGTGGGGCATGGTCTGGACAGACAGATACTATCCTAGAAACATTTGCTTTCGTTTCACAGGCATCTGATGGTAAAGCATCTGATGGAACTAATAACTATTATGTTGATGTTATCAATAATTCTTCGCAATACATTAGATTTGGTAATCATGAAAATGATTTAGCTTCGGCTAATGTTGGTAAAGCAGCAGCCGGTATCACATTTACATTTCCTAATGCATTAGCAGATAGACCACTTTCTGGTGGGACAGATGATAATACTCCGACAGTCGGGGAAATAAAATTAGCATACGATATGTTTGCTGATGCTGAAACTGTTGATGTTAATCTTATTATTGGTGGACCTACTCCTGATGGTGCTGATGGTGTGACTCATGGTAATAGCATGATAGCAATTGCACATACTCGTAAGGATTGTGTTGCATTTGTATCTCCTCCTATAGCAGATACGGTAAACGTAGTTTCTACCACAGCAACAACTAATGTGATTGGATGGGCAGATGATCTTACATCTTCTTCGTATGGTGTGATTGATTCAGGTGCCATGTATGTCTATGACAAGTATAATGACGTTTATCGGTGGATTGCTGCTTCTGGGGCAATGGCTGGTCTATGTGCATATACTGATGATGTCACTGATCCTTGGTGGAGTCCTGCTGGATTCAATCGTGGTCAATTGCTTGGTGTAACTAAACTCGCATATAATCCTCTTAAAGACCAGAGGGATGATCTGTATAAAAGACGGATTAACCCTATTTGTACTTTTCCTGGTCAGGGAACTATTCTTTTTGGTGATAAAACTGCACAGGCTAAACCTAGTGCCTTTGATCGCATCAATGTTCGTAGATTGTTTATTGTCCTTGAAAAGGCAATCGCAACTGCAGCTAAGTATATGTTGTTCGAGTTTAATGATGAATTTACAAGAGCACAGTTTAGGAATATGGTGGAGCCGTTCTTGCGTGATGTAAAGGGTCGTAGAGGTATTTACGACTTCGCAGTAATATGTGATGAAACTAATAATACGGGTCAGGTCATTGACACTAATCGTTTTGTTGCTGATATCTACATCAAACCAGCACGTTCTATCAACTTTATGACTTTGAATTTCATTGCCACTCGTACTGGTGTTGAATTTTCAGAAATCATTGGCAAATTCTAATAAAGGGGGATAGAAATGGCTAATTTAGGAGTTGATGACTTTAAATCAAAACTTATTGGTGGCGGAGCAAGGACTAACTTGTTCCAGGTTACACCAAACTTTCCAGGGTTCGCTGGAGGAGATGTAGAACTTACATCATTCATGTGTAAGGGTGCATCCCTTCCCTCATCTGTAATCGCACCAATTGAGGTTCCTTTTAGGGGTCGTAAATTGCAGATTGCTGGTGACCGTTCTTTTGAAGCATGGACAATTACTATTATTAATGATGGTAAAATGATATGTCGTTCTGCATTTGAGAGATGGATGAATGGTATTAATTCTCATGAAGCAAATACCGGACTTTCTAATCCAAATGATTATCAAGCAGATATGATTGTGGAGCAGTTAGACAAGGGAGGAGATGTCGTTAAGAAATATGATATCAAGGGATGTTTTCCAACCAATCTTGGAGAAATTGCTTTATCTTATGACGATGAAGGAACAATCGGTGAATTTACTGTCGAATTGACGTATCAGTATTGGACATCCGATACAACATCTTAATTATGTAGGTATATAAATATAGTGGTAGGTCTGCATGGACTACCACTATTATTTTATGAAAAGGTAGAGGAAAAATGGCAGAACTTTTTGGTTTTGAAATAAAAAAGAAAGATAAGAAAAAGGAAGAATTCGAGAAAGGTCGTTCTTTTGTTCCACCTGCTGATGAATCAGGTGGCGTAATAACCACTGGTGGGCATTTTTCTCAATATCTCGACTTATCTTCTGAACAATTATCTGATGATGCATCACAGATAAGAAAGTATCGTGAGATTTCTACGGTTCCAGAATGCGATCAGGCAATCACTGATATAATTTCTGGTGCTATTGTAGGAGATACTGCTGACCCAGTTACATTGAACCTTGATAATCTTGATCAATCAGATAAAATCAAGAAGATTTTCGCTGAGGAATTTGATAATGTTCTTAGTATGCTCGGGTTCAATAGTTATGGGCACGAAATCTTTCGTAAATGGTATGTTGATGGAAGAATATATTTTCATGTTATTATCGATGAAAAAAATCCAAAGAAAGGAATCCTCGAATTAAGACCAGTTGAATCTACTCAGATTACTAAGGTCAAAGAGATAGAAGAAGAAGTAGATCCCGAAACTGGGGCAAAGATAATCATATCTGTAAATGATTATTATGTATATCAAGATCCAGATACCCATACTTCGGCACAAGCACTAAAGATTTCCAAGGATGCTATAATCTTTATTCCTTCTGGTTTACTCTCCTATAAAAAGGATCGTGTAATCGGATACTTGGATAAAGCCATTAAACCTGCGAATCAACTTCGCATGATGGAAGATGCTCTACTGATATATCGTATATCCAGAGCACCAGAACGTAGAATATTCTACATCGATGTAGGAAACCTTACCAAGGGTAAGGCAGAAGAATACCTTCGTGGTATTATGAACAATTACCGCAACAAATTAGTATATGATGCGGAGACAGGCGAACTAAAAGACGAAAGAAAGCATCTTAGTATGCTTGAGGACTTTTGGTTGCCTAGACGGGAGGGTGGCAGAGGAACAGAAATCTCTACTCTACCGGGTGGTCAAAATCTGGGAGAGATTGAAGATCTCATATATTTCCAGAAGAAATTATATAAATCCCTGAATGTTCCTGTCAATAGATTGGAATCTGAGGCACAGTTCTCTCTTGGTCGTAGTAATGAGATAACGAGAGATGAAGTAAAATT